CAAATTTACGTCAATTTATTGCAGACACGGCTCCTTACTTTCTGTGCTCTTTCGTAATTAGCAACGGTAAATTTAGCCTGGTGCCTGCACTTCCTTGCGGTCCCGCTGGAGACATTGTTGACAAGCCCATCGAGGTAAACGGCTTGTTCACCTCGGGCAACATCTTGGAAGACTCGTTTGCTGTCGATTACCTGCAGACAGAGGAGCGAAAAGACTTCCAAGCAATTGTGCGTTACCGCAAAGAAAAGAAAAACCAGTTGTCCGAGGAAGCGACATTGAGTGTTCGCTGGGCTGAAGCTGGAAGCGATACTTACCCGATTGAATCCTTTGATCTAACCCAGTTCTGCACCTCACGCGAGCACGCATTTTTGGTGGCGCGTTACTTCATGAGCATTCGCCGCCGCATTACTCATTCGGTTCGTTTCAAAACTACGCCCTACGGTATCGCTCTGTCTCCCGGCGACTACATTCGAGTGCTTACCGAAGCCAGTCCTTATCAGCCCGCCAACAACGGTGTGATTGGCGCCGATGGAACAATTACAGCAGCTACCACCTTGGTAGATGGCCGTTACAAGATTCTGTACGTCACTTCCTCGAACGAGGAGGTACAGACCGGAGAGCTGACGGTAACAAACGGCAAAGCGGTTGATCCGGACCTATTCAGCATAATTTTCACAATCGACTCTCCAACAGTCTCCAGTAACACCTATGCAGTGGAGCAGCTAACGTTGGACAGCGAAGGCCTGGTTGAAGTGCTGGCAACTGAGTTTCCAACCAGCAGTACGTTTAACAGCTTGATCGTGCAGGACGTACTCAGTCCATCCAGCTTCATTGTTGAGGGTTGACCATGGATTTCCCGGCATTCGTACCGTCATCCCGCAATTACAATTCGGGCGACTACGCCGTCCGAACATTTCGGGCTCAGTCTGGAGCTGAAAGCCGCATTCTTTACGGCGACAGCAGGTTTGGTGCCACACTGGAGCTTCAATACCAGAACGTCACCGACAAAAATGCACAAACATTTGTCGGTCATTACGAGAACGTAAAAGGTACTTACGGAACTTTTACGTTGCCTTTGCGCGTGATCGAAGGCTGGGATGGATCAAGCCGTCTTTTAGATAGAGCCTATAAAAACCAAAGAAACACAACAGCTACCTACACTGACCAGCAGGGCCAAGTGCAGACAGCAGAACCGTATGAGACACGTTTCCAGTTCGACGCCCTCACTGGAGCAAGCAGCGGATTGTTTTTAGAAGAAGCAGCGGAAAACAGTGCGCTATACAGCGAAACTTTTGCTTTCCCTTGGCGCATAGCAGGACTTAGAGGCGACCTGCTTGACAACAGTGGTGTACTGGCGCCTAACGGTGCCACTGAAGTAAAAATTTTTGAACCGACTTCATCCCCTGCTTACATCTATCAAGGATTTACTTTTGATCAGTTTAAGAACTACACTTTTTCCGTGTACATAAAACTGTTCCCTTCGAGTTCTGGCCTTATCAGGCTTAGGTCATTCAACCAATTCGGCGCTGCTAATTTTGACTTGAAAGCTGCGCAACAGCTAGTGGATATCCAAGGTATATGTACGAATGCGGCAATCGAACCATTGGCAGACGGTTGGTATCGCCTGCAAGCAACTTTCTTGGCCGACGCCAATGGTTTCAACAATATCGGATTCCCTTTGACCGGTCCTTCCGATGGTTCCATCTACATCTGGGGTGCGCAGCTAGAAAACGGATCTGCAGCAACGTCTTACATACCCACGACAAATACAGTTGCAAGCCGCGCTGCAGATAGGCTGCTGTCGATTGGATCTTGGCGTTACGCAGAGCCACCGGATATTACCAACGTTCGCCCTGGCGTTAGCAACGCTCGTGTGCGGCTAATCAGTGTTGTATAGAATAGCCCCAAGGAGGTAGCCATGGCTAAGTTCTACACCGGTCGTGATGGCAGTTTGCTGCTGGACGGCGTGACCCAGGCCAAGGTGACCTCGTGGTCATTTTCGTCTGACCTAGAAACACTAGAAACCACGACACTGGGCGAGTCCCACCGCTCGTACACTCCCGGAGTCCAGGGCGCCAGCGGCAGCGCAACACTTCTGTATTACAAAGCAGACGACGGTAGCAACGACGCTGGGGCACTGCTAAAGAAACTGATCCATACAGATCCCGAGGGGATCACAGAAACAGACACTGTAGTTTTCACTTTGCGGTATGCCAGCGGCACTAACTTTAACGACATCAAATTCACGGCCTACATTACTTCGGCAAGCCTTGCTTCAAATGTCGGTGAAGTTGCTTCCGCGCAGGTTAATTTTCAAGTCACAGGTCAACTGACTGAGGCAAGCTTGTAATGGCTGTGTACCTCGGAAACGCGGGAAGCATTGAGCTTATTCGCAAGTCTCTTCAAGAAGAAAAACTATCTGTAGTAAACCCGGACGATGTAAACGTAACCCGGAAAAGATTCAGTTTCGATTTCGACGTTGGTACGTTTCTAACTGGCGACTTCATCACAATCACCTCGACCGACGGTGTACCACTTTCCTTTATCGGCACTGACGGCTGGCGCGATGGTAACGTCCACTCCAGCGGCAACTGGTACATCTTTGTTGACGAAATCGGCGGCATCCGCCTCTACAACACTTTTAACGAAAGCTTAGAAGGCGCAAAAGCATCCGCAGTAACACTGACTGCCATCACAAGTAATATCGCAATATCTGTAACAGTAAAAGACAGTACCGGCAAGGTTCTCGGATCGGTATCCGAATATGAACTAAACACAAACCGAGAAGCAATTGACGTAACAACGCTTTCGGACAGCTACAGAGAGCAATACAGCTCACTTATCACAGGCAGCGGTCAGCTGATCGCCCAATGGGACTACAAGAACAAAGAAGACCAAGAAACCGTCAACTACCTAATGCAGTTGGTATTACGCACAGAAATTGGCGGGATTTTCGGTGCAAAATTTTACATTAAAAGTGAAGACAGTACCCCCATAAGCGGCACTTACGATCAAGCACAAATCAACGATTCTCTTTGGTGGGAGTTCGACGCTTTAATAACAAACAGCGCCACGAACTTTAGTCCAGATCAGATCGTGCTATCGACAATCAGTTTTGTTACGACAGGTCCGGTTAGGTTGAAAGCCCGAACAACTGTGGTCGCTAAGCTTCTTCAAGAGGATGGCGACTTCATCCTGCTGGAGCAGGGCGGCAAGCTGGCTATAGACGAGAACGATTAAGGGCTAGACTGTGGCTACCTATCAACTGGCCCGCACGAGGTAAACCGTGGCAGACCTTCGGATTAGCGAGCTAAACAGTCTGGCGTCTGCCGACTTAGCTTCAAACGACCTTCTGCCGGTAGCGGACACCTCTGCAAGCGAAACCAAAAAAATCACGGTAGTTGATTTCCTTAATAAAGCAGTTACGCAAATCTCAGATGACGTAATCCCGAGCGCAAAGATTCTATTTGATACGCAAACAATCCCTGGCGGCGCCTTTATAAATGGCGCCGTTGGCAGCGATCAAATTGCCTCCAATGCAGTTGATTCAACCAAGCTGGCAGATAATTCAAGTGGTCAGCTTGTCACTGCTCTCCCCGCGTCAGGCGTTTTTGCCGGGCAGCTTGCAGTTGAAACATCCACCAATAAAGCCTACGTCTGGGACGGTAGCGGCTGGGTCAGCTTTAAGGCTGCAGGATCAATCAACCAGCTGGTTGCTACTACTGCTGGTCCAATCAGCATTTCTGTTTCGACGGTTGGCGACACAGCAACCCTTTCCGTAAATCCACAAGCCACACCAAGCGGCGGGATCTTTTTAGCTGGTCCTGCAGGTAGTGGGGGTGAAGTAAGCGGGCGAGCAATTGTCGGCTCCGATCTACCAACTGCAAGCAACACCGCTAAGGGCGCCGTCATTGTGAACGGCGAAGGTCTGCGAGTAGACGGCGAAACACTGGAACTTGACAACGATGTCGCTGCAACCAATACCTTTTCTGTCGTCACCCATGACGCGAAAGGTCTGGTAAAAGGAAGCCGCGCAATTACCGCTGC